ACAAGAGCATGCAGATCAAATTGTACAAACTGGTGATGTGTGAATCAGCCGGACGGGCCGACGCGGTCGGCGACCTGGCACTCGGGCCATCGATCGGCCTGTTCCAAATCAACACAAGATACTGGGCCGACCTCGCCGACGGTTACGACTTAACCGATCCCGAAGACAACGCCCAAGTGGCATATCTCATTTGGAAAATATCGGGCGAGAGCTTTCGGCTCTGGTCATGCGATCCCACGGAGGGATAGAAAGGAGGTGTAGAGAATGACTACAGAGCAAGACGAAAAACCAAAAAAGGCCAACGACTCAGGAACAACGATCACCGGGGTTCAATTATTAGTTGGCATAATCTTCGTTCCTGTGGTTATGCGTCCCGATTGTATGGTTAGCGCTTGGGGCGCGTATCTGACCCCGTCATATATTCAGCAACAGACAACCCAGAGGTACTCGGATCTATTGAAGGCCTTCTCACCGCTTTAGCAGTTTTATCTATGCCCGTCAGCATGGGCTTGGCAGAATTGTTTAAGGCTTTCGGAAATGAAGTAGCGAATAAAGATAAGGAATAATGATGCCGCGAAGGTGTCCAGATTGTGACGAACGGTACATAGAGAAATGCGCATGCGGATACGATCCGGAGAGAGAAGAAGCAGATGTATGAATACAAAGTAAAGCTGGAACGGGTGGTAGACGGCGATACATGCGATGTGTCGATCGACTTAGGATTTGATGTTTGGCTAACAAAACAGCGGCTGAGATTTTACGGGCTGAATGCACCGGAGAGTAGAACAAGGGACAAAATCGAGAAGGCCCGCGGCTTACGGAGCAAAGAATACGTCAAACAGATCATGGAAGCCGCCGAGGAAATTGTGGTCATATCTCACGAACGCGGGAAATACGGCCGGATCTTGGCCGAAATAATCTGCGATGGCGTGAATCTAAATAAGGAAATGATCGCTCACGGGTATGCGGTCGAGTATTACGGGGGCGCCCGCTAATATAAAATACCAAAAGAAACCCATGACACTTTCCATGACAGTTTGCCATTTATTCCCCGTTTACCCTTGTAAAATAAGGGCTTGGGAAATGAATGGCAGGGGAGACAGGACGATCACCGGCTTTTTTGGTCACTTCTGGTGATGCTTGTTTGCTTGTCCTAATCTCTGATTACCTATGTATACCAATGGTTCCGAAAACAGGTGATCTATAAGGTAACAGAAATATCGACAAAGCTACAAAGAGAATGAAAAGAAAACCATGACACTTTCCATGACACTTTGTACTTTTTTCGGGTGATTTTTAAACCAGGTCACACCGCGAATTGGTCGAAATTGTCCATCTTTTCCCGAACGTCAGAATGCAAAAGGTTCGAAGTTGAATCGAAATAGTGATCATTCATTCTGTTTGTAGCGTGTCCGACCCATTCCATCACAAGCTGCTGCGGGATCTTTAAGTCACTCAGACAAACGGTTACGAAGGTGGATCGCAAATCGTGGAAAGTGCCGCAGCTCATTTTCTTTAGCCGCTTCCCATTCTCGGCCCCACCGAGCCGTTCCCAAACCAGATCGAGTTTCCGAACCTCGCGCCGGAACGTGTTGCCGATGCTGCGGGCTTGGTAGGGCGAACCGTCCTCATCACAAATAATGAGATCATGATCCCAGTGGTCGCTCGGATTTTGGAGCCGGTGTTCGTTCTGAAATGTTTTATGTTCCTTTAATAAAGATCGCATTTCTTTAGAGTTGAGAATCTTGGTAGTGCGGGGCCGCCCATTCTTGAGAGGGGCAAATTCTCGCTGCCGGTTGATCGAGTTCGTGAGAGTGGCCCATTGTGGATTGTCCAAATTCGGCTCGCGGTCATCGTCGAGTATTTGATGCCAGCGAAGCGCACATGCCTCGGAGATACGCATGCCGGTGTTCACAGTGAGCAGCGCGGCCACTCGGGCTTGGCGTCGCGTCCAAGTATTATCGGGCAGCCGTTTCAGGGTCTCGCGTTCCTCTTTTGTATAGTGCTTCTTATATGGATCTTTTTCGCCTTCATCGTGGAACACGGGGATCGATCCTTTGAACCGTTTATCTATCCCGAACCATTCGGTGTATTTCTCATAGGTCATCAGCTTGTAGTCGGGCTGAACGGCTGCGGAGAGTATCAAAGCAAGGGATTCCCGATAGTGCATGATCGTAGATGCTGCGCGATTACTTTTCCGCATTTCCCGCAGATGGTTCGTTACGGTTCGAGAGCTCAACTTCTCGAAGGTCGGATTGCCCAAGACTTCGACCCAGTAATCAGCGGTGGTGCATCGGCGCTTTTCCTCTTGTGGAGTGACCCGCCGGTCATCCTTCACTCGGTACGGCGCGATGTCGGTTTTCCATTCTTCGACAAAATCAGCGAAACGGCCGGTCCGAATCTGTTTGGCCGGCTGCGCCAGATCGGCTTTCGCTTGGTAATAACAAGGCGCCGAACAAACATAGAGCCGAAAATTTAGTGCCAGGTTATTGATGTATCCGCGGCCCGTGTTAACTCGGTTGGCGTCGCCATACCTATATGCCTTTTTTCCGACGGACCCATCTTTCGAGATCGTGATTCCGCATGCGGTGTTGTCACACACTTTCGTTCTGGTCGCCATTGGTCTCTCCTATTCTGTCCATTAACGCTCGGCGGTAGTGATCGCCGTTATTCCTGTCCCAAACTGTCAGCAGGTCATCGAGTTGTCTGCTAGCGGACGGCTGCGGACGCTGAGGCACCCCATGCATGACATAGTTGCGGCGGACATCTTCTCGTCGCACATCGCTCGCTAGTCTCTCACTTTGGAAGATCGCATTCGTCCCGAAAAAGTTACGCGCCCAAACACTCGCCTCCCACCAATGCTTCATGCCGTGGTCGCCGTGATGTACCGCGACTTCATGATCTGCTAGGGTGCCGAGTTCGACCGCGAGATCATCCGGAGTGCAGCAAGTATCCAGTCCGGCCAGCTGTATTTGGACCAAATAGATCCAATGCGCCAGCGCGACGTTGGCTCGCCGTAAATGCTCATAGGCGGCGAACGGAGGCATCACGGCGATCCACGGTCTGTTGCGTTCCGGTACAGGTTGAAACAGTCCGAATTCCCATTCAGGATCGGTTGAGTCAATCACACGCCAGCCAAGAGCCGTAGCCAACGCTCGCGGGGAATGACCGGTTCGCAGTCCCAATTCGTATGCCTTCAATACAACTTCTTTTGCGGTGTAGTTTCCGAGCGTCCGCAAAATCTCACTCACGGGCTGCGCCAGATACTTTTCGAGTCGTGGCGGCTCAGTGAGTTTCGGCGCCCGTGGCCAACCGTCGCGATCAATTCGCCATGTCTCGCCCTCTAGCCATGGGCCGTATCGTTCCGATTGATTAGACATTGGTGCCTTCTTTCACGATGAGAGCAGCGATGAGCTTCATGCTTATTCTTAGGCCGGTATCCCTATTGTTCGCACCGACCGCCAAGATCTCATCAGTCACCATTAGATCAATAGTGGGCTGCGCGGCCTTTTCACCGACCGCAGCAATTATTTTTTTTATGGTTTTCCCGCCCAGGATTTGGCGCTGCATGATTTCACGGTCGAGGAAGGGATCATCGGTCCGTTCGAGTAACTCGTATCCGTCGGTTTCGTATATCCAAGCAACAGGGACGCGAAGAATGCGAGACAAAAAGATGGCGCGGGTATCAGTCATCTGCACCTCGCCAGTCTCGACTCGCCCGACCGCGTTTGGGTTATTCGCCGTCGCGTCCGGTAGAAGTTGGGTCACCTGTTTTTGAGTGAGGCCGAGCAGCTTGCGGCGGTCTCGTAATCTCTCGCCGCGGATCTGTTGGAGATCCGTAACGGCGGGATGTGGCGCTTGTTTTGGAGTCATAATCGTTCCTTTCACACAGTCCGATTATACCCTAATTCTACCATTTTACAAAACTCTCCAAAAGTTAACAAAAATAACAAAAGAAGTGAATAGCTAGACCCTTGCAAAGAGAAGTGAAGGCGCTAGAATAAAAATCCGGACAAGGGGGTAAAGGTGCTGAGAACTGTAAATAACTCACCAGAACGGATCATCGATGACCACATCTATTCGTTCGAAGAAGTCATGGAAGTGTTGGATGTCTCGCAGCCAACGTTGCATAAATGGATCAAAAGTGGCGGGCTAAACATGCCGGTAGCTGGTGGATTCAAAAAAGGGCGTCGCTATGTAACAGGCGCTGACCTGAAACGATTTATTGCGGGCCGATGATGCAGACGAGTTTTTGGGGCGTGACGGTCGAGGCCATCGAGCGCTCGTATGCCGCCTCGCCTGAAACGTGGAGAGAAAAAGCAAGAGAGATCGCGATAGAGATTTGTTATGAAAAAGAAGAATGGACCACCGATGACATTTGGGAAAAAGGGCTGGCCAAGGTCAGAGAGCCTCGCGCGTTGGGCGGGGTTTGTACGCGGCTTAGAAATGAAGGAATCATCGAAGATACCGGACGAGTTCGAAGAAGCACTAGAGAAGGCAACCACGGCCGGAAACTCACCATATGGCGGTCGATCATATGGGGTACATGAGCAGTTTTTCACGATTTCGGATTATTTCAAGGCACCCGGCACCGATCGACACTTTATAAAAGACTTTGGTCACGAATGGGAACACCCAAACGGCGATCTCTACAGTCTCCATTACATTAGTTCGTCCGGCGAGTTCATAATCCGCCATACCGACCCGACCCACAGGCCGCAAGGCTTTGTGCTCGAATCATGGTGTCCGGATCTGGCCACCGCGCACTTAACGCTTCAAGGTTGGGAAACATTCATGCGAAATCCGCATAGCTTGCTAGACATTTGCGAGCTAATCGAACGGACGATGCCGAGATGACTAATGAGACCAACCCAAGCATCGAGCCGTTATGGCCTGACAGGACCGAGCAGGAACAAGAACAAATACGCGACAACCCGATCCCGACTGAATGGGGCGAAGATCCGATGAACATATACATCGATCGGTTCTACATTCAATCCCGCCAGAATTGGGTCACGTTCACCCAAGACTGGCTGATGGTCACGCGGTCGCTAAAAGAACTACGGGACGAACGGGCGCGAATCCAAAAAGAGGCCGACCGAGTAGTCAACGAGTTTATACGGGACGGCCTCGAAGGTAAAAACGAAAAAGAACGACAAGCGCATCTGGCGCTGAATCTCGAAAAGGATAGTGAGTACCCACTCATTCAGGAACGGCTGCAAGAGGCCGCGGCCGAGATCTCCTATCAAGAAGGCGAGATGCGCTGGTTGGAAAAAAGCGAGTACCTAATCAAAAGCGATATGAATTGGTGCCGCGCGAAATTGGAAGGACGCCATCACGGCTAACAGGGAAGGACAACAACATGAGCGATGCAACACTCGGCCCGATAGGGGATGACAAGGTAGGGGTGGTCTTATATGAGATCGACGGCTATAAATTCACCCACTATTTCCGACATAGTGACGAGCTAACCGCGGACGATGCGGCCATTTTACATTCTACTGATTTTAATTTGATGATGACTCAGACCGAGATCTTTCTGCGGGAAATGACGAAGTATTGGCAAAATCGCCAAGGTACAAATACTCAGGTGAGGACCGAAACGGGCGCACAGGGCGCACACAGCGCGATAAATTCTGAGCCATCCGGCCAAAATACGGCAAAACCGGCGCTCGGGTTCATTTGGGCGAAGAATCAATATGGAAAAGATGTACCAGGTTGCGGCATTCATACCTACCAGAACCAACCGGCGGCGATGCGTCCCGTAACAGGCGCCGATGCGTGGAAGGCCAAGACCCGCCAATATCAGGGCGAACCACTTAAAGAAGAAGATGCATATGTCTGCACCCAAAAACTAACCGATGCCAACGGACAAGAAATCAAGAACGAAAAGGGATATGCCAAGTATTGTGATCAGGGCGTACCGATGCGACTTGTTCCAGACTTCGAGGCGTTCTAATGAGATACGCGCGACGAATGAAGCTGGACGCTTGGGAATGTCAATGGTGCCCAGAAATGGTGGTGCGAGGTTACGGCGAACGATTCGCGAGAAACGCCGAAACCGGAGAGAGGCATGAGGATACTCTCGCGATATTTATGCAGACAAAAATTCGTACCCGCCTTCCTTGGCGGTGTCGTAATTGTGGATTCATCGGCCGTGGAAATTTCATCGTTTCCTCTCACACATGCGGCCGTGAGTCAGATGTCTTGGTTGCGGGTAGGGCGGACGGTGACGAGGTAATCGATGCCGATCAGAATCCGCCTGTTGGGCATGGCGCTTCTTTGGAACCCCCAAGTTCGATGCAAAGCAGGCCCGCAGCCAAGACTCGCCTGACCGTACCGGCGGATGAGGTGCTGCGCTAATGGTTGAAGCGGTCACAGCTGCCGAGATAACGAGCCAAAAGCATCTGGCCGATTATCACGAATACCGGTATTCCGATTCAGTGGTGATTACGTTCGAAGGCTTCACAAGATCGGGATCGTCCCTAACGACATACGCCCAATACATGCTCATGCAGGAGAACGGCGGGATCGAAATAATCGATCACGGGAACCTGAATCTCAATTCGTCCGGAACCAGAAAAAGCCAAGCAAAGACCCTTGCCGATTTATACGACGGGATCGCATTTGTCGATTGGGCCGATCGGCTCAACACAATATCCCGCGAATCGAAAAAAGCATACGCCGAGGGGCCACCGGTGATTGATTTGTCCACCGTCATTGTTGACCCAGACAAGGAAGACAACATACTGGCACCGTATATCTGCAACGATCTCACAATTATTTATGCGGATTCAGCCGCGGGGAAGAGCATGTTTGTAGCGGCGGCCGTGTTGTCTATCGGGACCGGCATTCCGATCCTTCATCACAACCCGACTCAGTCGCAGCAGGTGTTGTATCTCGATTGGGAAGATTCGCCCGAGACACTGAAGGAACGGATGGATGCGTTGCTCACGGGCCAGAACGTCTCGGACCTATGGGCCGATGCGGTCAAGTACAGGCGCATGGAAGGGCTGCTCGCCGACTCGTCGCGCTCACTCATCAAACAGATAGCCGAACACGACATAGGGGTGGTGGTGGTCGATTCGCTCAGCCTGGCATGCGGCGATCCGAACGATCAGACTGCGGTTCTCGCCGCTTGTAATACGGCGCGGACGCTTGGGGTGCCTGTAGTCATGATCCATCACTTAAGCGCTGAGGCTGCCAAATCAAAAAGGATGGATGACAAGCGGCCGATGGGGTCGGTATTTTCCCGATCATCTGCTCGGCTGTGTTGGCTCATCGACAAGGTGCAGATCGAAGATTCGGATGAAGTATTCATCAGGCTTTGGAACACAAAGATCAACCGCGGACGAATTCACCCACCGCAATTCTACAAAGTGGAGTTTTCGAACAACGAGCATGGCCACATGCGATCGGCCAGCTATACGCCCGTTTCCAGTATGGATTTTCACGAAGCCAGACTAGCGGCTTCGGAAGAAAGCGCAGAGGAAAGCATGCCGAAAAGGAAGCATCCGCCCATAAGAGAGCTGATATTGCTTGTGCTTCGGAGCCGATCGAATATTGCCTGCAGAGACATAGCGGCCGACGTTAGCAAAATCCGCGGGGATGATGCCGACAACCCAATCTCAGAAGAACACATACGAGTGGAGATGAAGCGGGGCCGTGACTCCGGAATATTCGAGATAACAGGCAACGAAGGGCAGACGAATCTTTGGTCCTTACGGTCCTAAACAGGCGCGAAACAAATTGCAGAATTGTTTCGTAACACTGTTACGGACAGCGAAACAAAGGATGGTTAGCCTTGCCCCTATCAGGCAGGCTACCCCTGTTTCGGTGAAAGTTTCGACGGTTAATGATGAGTAAAAAAACCGAACAACCAGAACAAGAATGCAACCATTGGTTCGTAATCCCTCGACCGGTGTTTCCGGTAGCGACCGATGGCGAATGTAAGTACTGCGGCGCCGTTCGTAATTATGACCTGCCGCCAGACTTCGATCCGTTGAATTGGCAGATCAGCCGTAAGAAGAAAAAGAGCGCGGCATAGTGAACGACCCGCTGCAAATATTGGTCGGCGATTGTCGGGACGTGATGAACACGCTGCCGCCGGACAGTATCGACGCGATCGTTACTGATCCGCCCTATGAGCTAAATTTTATGAATCGAGAGTGGGACCGTTCCGGAGTGGCGAATGATGTTGCGACGTGGGCGGCCGCATTTCGAGTATTGAAGCCGGGTGGCCACGTTTTATCGTTCGGCGGCTCGCGGACTTATCACCGAATGGCGGTAGCGATTGAGGATGCGGGGTTTGAAATCCGCGACCAGATCATGTGGTTGTACGGGTCAGGATTTCCAAAGAATCACGACATATCAAAATCAATCGACAAGCAAAAACACAACCGAGACGAAGTGCTGGAAATCACCAGATGGATCGCGAAAGTGCGAGATGCTGCTGGCGTCAAAAATACAGAGATCGATGATGCCTTCGGCTATAGAGGCATGGCGAACCATTGGACCACACAGGCGACACAGCCGCATGTTCCGACACTCGACCAAGTACCAACACTGCTCAAGGCGCTAAAAAATCCGGAAATACCGCGACGCATCGAGGAATTGCTGGTAACGCTGAATGCCGATAAATACGACTACGGCGAAAACTGGTATAAGCGCGAAGTGACCGGACAACACGCGTCGCCCGCTGGCGCTCAGACTTGGAAAGCGAACTATGAAAACCACGTCGCGCTGGAAGCAAAAGAGCAGCGAGAAATTCCGGCAACAGAAAATGCAGCGAAATGGCAAGGATGGGGAACGGCGCTCAAGCCGGCTCACGAACCGATCGCGGTAGCTCGCAAACCATTCATAGGAACGACCACGAACAACGTGCTGGAGTACGGGACCGGCGCATACAACATCGAGGGAACCAAGATCGGCGACGAGTTAATGCCCGAGGTTGAACGGGGTGCTGCCGGTGTTACTGATTTTGCGTCGGGCGGCGACACTCCGGAACGGTTCGGACGGTGGCCCGCAAACCTTTTGCTCGACCAAGATGCCGCGCTGCTTTTAGACAAACAGTCGGAGGCGTCGCGATTTTTCTATACGGCGAAAACATCAGTGGCGGAGCGTGAAGCGGGGATGGATTCATCGTTGACACCCGGTAGTCGAGAAAATGACCATCCGACGGTTAAGCCCGTCGACGTCATGCGGTGGTTGGTTCGATTAGTGACGCCGCCGGACGGCGTGGTGCTCGACCCATTCACCGGATCGGGGTCAACAGGCATGGCGGCCTTAGATGAGGGATTCCGGTTTATTGGGATCGAATTGAATGCGGGCTATGCCGATATCTCAAGAAAGCGCATCGAGCATCGGCACATACTGAATAAACCAGAGAGTCGAAAGCCGACAGATGCGCTGCCGCAGGGGCGCTTGTTTTGACGAACGAATTATGCGACATATTGATCGGCGATTGTCGCGACACTCTGAAAGATCTACCGGATGCGAGTGTTCAGACGTGTATAACTTCACCGCCCTATTTCGGCTTGCGCGATTATGGCCATTCCGACCAAATAGGGCTGGAATCAACGCTGGATGAATACGTACAAAACCTAATCGCGGTCACTGATGAGATCTGGCGAGTGCTGAAGGACGATGGGACATTTTGGCTAAATATCGGTGACTCATATTCCAGCGGTTCGCGCGTTACACAGAAAAACGACTCACTGCGCACCGAACAAGTTAATACTGTCCGGCCGCCAGTTATGGACGATGTAAAACCGAAAGATTTGATCGGTATTCCGTGGAAGTTAGCTTTTGCGCTGCGTGATTCCGGCTGGTATCTACGTTCCGATGTGATCTGGCAAAAAACAGCGGTGATGCCGGAGAGCGTGAAGGACCGACCGACCAAGGCGCATGAGTACATTTTTTTATTTTCTAAGAGCTTGCATTATCAGTACGACGGAGAAGCCATCCAAGAGCCATCGGCCGAAGGGATGAGGAACCGCCGGACGGTATGGACAATGAATCCGGCCAATTATCAAGAAGGGCACTTTGCGGTTTTTCCGGACAAATTGCCACGGCTGTGCATTCTGGCATCCACGATGCCGGGTGACACAGTGATCGATCCATTTGCGGGTAGCGGGACAGTTGGGAAAGTGGCGATCGAGCTTGGGAGAAAAGCGATCCTGTGTGAACTGAACCCAAACTACCGACAGCTGATCGAAAACAGGGTGCGAACGACCAAAGGGTTAGCGCTATGAAGCGGTCCAGATTGCGGCCACGAAGTAAGAAGACTCAACGTCTATACCAGCAAAAGCTCGGCCGCCGTGATTTCGTATCGTTCATGCTCAAACGGTTTCGGAGATGCCAAGCGAACCTAGCTGTCTGTACCGGTGCGAGTTCGGACGTGCACGAAATCATACCGAGATCGGCGGGCGGTAAAATTGTCCCAGAGTTTGATTTCACAGAACCACGGCCAGTCGAAGAACTCGATGCTATGTTGTCGACACAATGGCTCAGTCTTTGCCGCGCTTGTCATCACTTCATCACCTTTAATCCAACATTTGCGAAGGAAAACGGGTACAAAAAACGCTCATGACTCAGCACCGGACGAACAGAAACAACCGACTACGCGGGAAGCGTTGGGAGCGTCGCATCGCTGAGGTGTTAGGCGGGCACCGGAATCTCGACAAATCCCGACCACATACCGACGTTGAGAATGCGTCTCACGTCTACGAAATCAAATCGACCAAAGCCCCAACGCCCGCATGGCTAGATAAGGCCACAGGGCAGCTGAAACTCGCGTCCGATGAATCCAACAAGATGCCGGGTGGTGTTGTGAAGGTATGGACGAACAATGGCGGGAAGGCCCGCGCGTTTTTGATTAAGGAAATCGATCTGAACGGAGCCGCCGATGGTTCGGTTGATTGATCACGACGATTTGAGTATCTGCGACTTATGCGAAGACTACATCTGCGATTTTCACGGCAAACACTTCTATGACTGTGAATGCGAACTGGAGATGTGGGCGGGATTCAATCACGGCTTCGAAGATGAGGGGAGGGTAGCAACCAATGCCGGAAGCTAAGGTCAAATTTGCCAAAGAGCTATACGCCAAACAGAAGGCGGCGATCTTTACCGATAAACGCTTTGCTATATGTGAGGCATCCACGAAGTCCGGAAAGACGATGGGCGCCATTCAGTTTCTTATCATCGAAGCATGGGAAAAGGGCGGCGAGGGCAAATCGTTCCATTGGATAGCGCCGACCTATGGCCAGAGTAAGATCGCTTTCCAGCGTTCCGATCGGGCCTTACCAAAAGGAATGGTACGCCGGACCAATGCAACCGAACTAACGATAACGCTAATCAATGGAGCCATCCTTCGGTTCCTATCAGGCGACAGGCCCGACACATTGTTCGGTGATGACTCTTACGGGGCGGTTATGGATGAGTGTTCGCGCATGCATCCGGAGGCATGGACGGCCACGCGCTCGATGCTTACGGCTACAAGCGGGCGATCGGTGTTGATCGGGAACGTGAAGGGCCGGCGCAATTGGTTTTATGAGCTAGCGAGGAAGGCTGAGAACGGAGAACCAGAGTGGCATTACTCAAGGCTCAACGCTTATGACGCTGTAGAAGGCGGAATACTTCCAGCCGAGGAAATAGAATCGGCCCGCCGGATGTTACCAGAGGCCGTATTCCAAGAGCTATACATGGCCGAACCATCGGACGATTCGGGCAACCCATTCGGGCATGACAACATCGCTGCATGTGTTCGGGAGATATCAACGGAGCCGCCAGCGGTATTCGGTGTAGACCTTGCGCGGTCGATTGATTGGACCGTGGTTGTTGGTTTGGATAGCCGCGGAGTGGTCTGCTATTTCGATCGGTTCCAGCATGATTGGGAATTAACCGAGCGACGCATCGCCGACGCTATCGGACACTTACCAACCGCAGTGGATGTAACAGGGATCGGCGATGTGATGTTCGACAGATTGAGCCGGAAATGCAGCGGAGTTGAACGCTACCACTTCTCGCAAAATTCCAAGCAAACGCTCATGGAGGGCTTGGTGGTAGCTATACAGCAGGGAGAGATTGGCTACCCATCCGGCGTTATCGTATCCGAACTTATGGACTTCGAATTCCAATACTCGGCATCTGGTGTTAAGTACGCAGCCAGCGGGTCAGCACATGACGATGCGGTGATAGGCCTAGCGCTCGCGAATTATCAGTTCCAAAATAGACCAGGTCGCGGCATTTGGCTCTGAAACGTTTAGAGAGGTATCCATAACCCGTAGGTTGTTACGGACCTTTTTATCTCCACCGCCTACGGTTAACCCATGACAGATACCGAGAAGAAAACCGAACATAGAGGACGTAGGACCAAATTAACGCGGAAAATCATAAAGAAGATCTGCACTCTGGTCGAAAAAGGAGCCACATACAGAGCTTCAGCCCTCGCTTGCGGAATTTCTGAGCGAGCCTTCTATGACTGGCTTGCCCGTGGTAAAGAAGACAAATCGGGAATTTATAATCAATTTCTGCAGTCGCTAAATGAAGCGAGCGCCCGATGGGAAACTGAAATTACGACCCAACTAACTTCGATCATCCGCGACAACAAGGACGGTCGGGTGGCTCTTGAGATGCTCAGGCGCCGGAATCCTTCAGAGTGGAACATTCCGGAGCGCTCAGAAGTGGCGACAAGCGGCGATATGACCTTCGTTGTAGACCTAGGCGGCGAGCGTGATAATTGAGCGCTGGCGATGCCAGAGATGCAACAAGCTACTGGCCGAGAAGGCCGGCTCCGGTACGGTGATCAAGTGCTCAAGATGTAAGGAAATAAGCGCGGTAGGCTAGTCAAGCCTTGAATCTGGCGCTCGATTCGTTGGTATTGTTGGGAATCCGGAGAAACTGTCATGCAAACTGTCATGTGCTTCTCTGCAAAACGTCCACAATCGTTAATTTAGGCGATGTGCGACCCTTTACAGAAAACTGTAAAAGCCGGCACAAAGCCAAATAATCGAATGTGCGGCCGTTTACACTAAACTGTAAATCGGCGCACAAGGCCAAATACGGCGATGTGGACCTATTTACACTAAGGTGTAATCGTCGGCACAACCGGAAATAACGCGATGTGGACGTATTTACACCACAGTGTAAACCGCCGCACAAGCCGAAATAGCCGGAAATAAGCGATATGCACCAGCCGAGTGCGCCGGCACTAACCGATGCACTAGAGAAAATGCGCCAAAATGCCGAGGCCGCGCTCATAAATAATCACGAAAAAAAATAAATGTCAGTAATTCAACTGGTCAAGTATCGAGCCAGAAATTACGGCCTCGCGAGATTTTCGGGGTTGGGCTACCGGGTGTCGACATATCCGGACAATCGGGTGATTGTGACATCTGACCGAGCGCAGGACATTCCGGCCCATGTATCGGCGAGTGTTTTGCGGTTCTCTGGTTTCTCTGACGGGAATTCGTAATGGTCCCATTTTGTCAGGTGTTGGAATACTTCGTCGAGGTCGTACCACGGATCGGTCCGGCTGTAGGATGGGGTGTTGTTATGCCATTCCATCCGGTGTTCGGTCAGGGCGGCTCGATGGAACAGGGCGGTGTCTTTGTATTTGGTTCGGATAGATTGTTCGGTATGGATTTCGAAGGCTTGGGTGTCGTGCCATTTGAGAAGATAGAGTGGCTCGGACTCTTGGATGGTCAGGCCGTCATCGTCTATTGGGATCATGACAAGACCCAAAGGCCGCGAGGAATTTCTCTACCGCCTTCGGCCTTGTCGCATTCGTAACAGATAATTGCGGTCCAATCGAAATGGAACATCCGCTTTTGGGTCTTACAGTCCGGACAGTGGATCAGGGTTCCGTTCAGTTCATCGCAGATGGCGTTTTTTGTAATTCTGGCCATTTGGGTTAATCCTCTCTGGGGTCGATATGGTAACCCGTCAGTTTGAAAAATGCGTCCTCTATTTCTTCGCATTCTAATGTCTGGCTTTTCTTGAGGTACACATAGGACCGGAGGGCGTTGCGTATCACTTCGGTGTAGTGTCGGTTCGCGTGATCCTCGGGTGTTTGTTGCTTTTGGGTATCGTTCATTGTTTTCTCCGGTGGTTTCAAATTTTTATGGATCGAGATCCAGGTCGGCGGGATCCATCCGGCGCTAGAGTAGGTCGGGGTACTCATCCAGAAGTTGTGTCGGCGCCGGTGCCAGCTTCATGCCGAGACCCTCGCCGACGTCTCTAAATAGGTCATAGCTTGGGTAGTCGCTCACCAATTCGCGGATGGCATTCTTGAATGTTCGGTCGGGAATGTAGTGCAGGATCTGAGTCATAAGCTCATGCCATGCTTCCCCGTCGATATCTCCCTTTATCCCGATGCCGTCGATGTCCTCTTTGTAAGAGAGCGCCGCATGCAGTCTGTCGTAAGTTTCGGGTGTCATTTTTGTTTCCTCTCTTTTTCTTTAAGAATTCAAAACGCTAAAGAATACTGCGACGTCCTCGGGCTGCCGTCGTATCTTGTCCCAGTGTGCTCTCGATTTTGGATCGAGGGTTAGGCGGTGCATCTCGTTATCGAGTGAACTTTCCAAGTTATACAATTCCATCTTTTCTTTGATCAGATTTCCTTGGTTGTAGTTTTCTTCCAAGGAGTCGGACACCTCGCGCAGTCGCTCGGCGATCTCTGATCTGGCGTCGGCTAATTCTCGGAGCATCTCTTTTTCGGTTTCCATGTTTTTGTTTCCTCTCTCTTATATATATAAGTTACCATAAATAACGGCAAGAGAACATAAATAATGACGTGAGATGTTAATAAAAGAGCCTAAAAACCTATCTAATTTAACCTTTTGAGCAGTGTTATGGCGCACTTCAAAGGGTACATGCTAGGGTCATCGTAGCTATTCAGATTTCATGTCGCCAAGCGTTAGCAATTAGTGCGCGATCACCGTCACGAACGGGAAGTGCGCATGCCGTGGTATTGGCCTTTTACGACTGAAACAAAAGCCGAAGGATACGATGTGTCTTCATCGGTGCCGGTCGGCTTCGGTGCCAACCATTGGCAGTCACAAGAAATCGATGCTGAGAATTATGCTCGCCAGTCTTACAACACCGATGCGATCGTTTACGCATGCATCCGAGCATTAGCAACGGCGGCGACCGAACCACAGTATCGGGCGTTAGTCCCGACGAGCAGTGAACCGGCGCTGGCACCACCGAACAATCCGATCGCGTCATTGTTGGTACATCCAAATGAAGATACGACGTTCGATGAATTTGTGGAACAGTTGGTGACCGAGCTATACATCGCCGGCAATGTCTATTTGTACAAAATAAGAAATCCGGGTGGAACCATGATCGGCATGCGACTGCTTCGGCCGGATCGAATTTCGATTCTGAGTGACCCGCGCTCGGGTGTTATGAAATACAACTACACACTGGAGGGCAAACAGTATCAGGTCGATGCCTCGGATATTTCGCACATGAAATTTCCTTCCATGACTTCCGATCTGTATGGACATTCGCCACTGCAGAGCATCGCATCTGTTATCAATCTCGACCAAGCACAGATCCAATTTGGGAAGAGCGCATTTCAAAACATGGGAGTTGTCGGCGGCCTTCTGAAATTGAACCGCCGAATATCAAATGAAGATCAGGCCGAGGACATCAGGCGCCGGTGGCGTTCGACCTTCGGCGGCGGCAACATGTTCAACTTAGGAATACTGGATCAGGATGCCGACTACCAGCGAATCTCAAGTACACCGGAAGAGCTATCGTTCCCAAGTTTACGAGACACGACCGAGGCGCGAATTTGTATGGCCTTCGGCGTCCCACCGATCATCATTGGATCTGTTGTCGGGTTAGACCGAGCAACCTATTCGAATTATAAAGAGGCGCGGAACTCATTCTTCCAGCAAACCGTGACGCCACTATGCGAACGCATCACGATGTTCTTGAGTAATTGTTTATCGTATGAATTCCCGAACGCGGGATACATCGATGCAGATTTTCAGTCAGTTGCGGCGATGACTGAAGATCAAACCAAGCTGTCTGATCGCATCATTTCACAATGGAACGCGGGGCTGATTTCATTAAATGAAGCGCGGGCAGCATTAAGTTTAGACGGCTATCAGGGCGGGGATTTGCGGCGGCTTCCCTTAAACGTGCTGGAAACCAGCACTTCTCAGGTGTCGCCGACCCTTCCCACGGTAAACAACACGCTGCAGATCGAGGCTAGCGATCGCAAGAAGCTAGAGTCTCAACTCGACCCTGATAGTCCATACGATCCGCTGCCTGGACAACCACGGGCGCGGCTACTGAACCAAGATCTGGTCGCGGCCAGAATTGAACACGCCGAAAAATTGGTACCCAAACTTGAGAAATTTTACAGGGGAATGAAAAACAGAATCGATGGGGTGCTCGGCCGTTACTTACAGCAGCAGATCAGTGAACAGAAAACATACCCATTCGACGATGGCGACCTCGTACCGGAGCAAGCATTTAACGAACTCGCGGGAATACTCAGGAGCAGTCACGCAGGAATGATTCGCGCGACGTTTAACATACTGAATGATGGAGCCGGCATCGGTAACCTGATTTACTCGGAAAAGCTACCAATCGTCCCAACGCTGCTAGGTGAAGCCAACATCAGCGCCAATCAAATTGTCAGCACCAGCCGGAAGGCGATCGCCAAGGCGGTTAGCTTTGGTTTGGAGAATGGTTTATCAGTTCAGGAATTAGCGGACGGGATACCGGATGAAGGGTTCCGAGGTATTCGGAGCATCGCAGCAGAGACCTACAAAAACCAAGCGCAGACAATAGCGCGAACCGAGATGGCGAGATCTCAAAATCAGGCGACGATCGGATACGCGCAGTCGCTCGGCTCGGTATATTCCGAAGCCTACGATCCGGACGGCGATCCGAATGATACATACGTCGATCCGAACGACCCATACGGCCGGACATGCGCCGAACGGCATCTGCAGACATATCGAAACATCGACGCGCAAAACATTCTGGATCATCCCAACGGAACGCTGACATGGACGCCGCTGCCATCGACCTATAAGCCGCGCGAAGAATTCGCCGAATCAATTATCGAACACAAGGAGACCATCGATGCCGGAGTATAAAACAAGCCAACTGGAAAACCTGAAGGTGCTATCCGAGGCCGAAGGAATTGTCGAGGCGTTCACAAATACGATGGGCCAGCCGGATTCAGATCAGGACATCATCCTGCCAACGGCATTCGATTCTTCGATTAGTGACAACATGCCGGTCACGGTGTTGCTTGGGCATGACCCATCGAAGGTAGTTGGGAAAGTTCTAGAAGCTCACTCTATCAATTTTGGAGATTCGGCCAAGCTCTACAACAAGATTCAGTTCAACCTCGATACACAATTAGGCCGCGAGACATTTAGTAACGTCGCGGGCGGGTTCATCAAAGAGTGGTCAGTCGGGTTCAACATTCCCGAAGGCGGGGCCGAATACGAACAGGAAGACGGCGCGACCTACCGAGTTATTAAAGATGTCGATTGGGTCGAAGTATCCTCAGTCGTGAGGGGCGCCAGTCCAAACACCACAACGATCTCATCCAAAGCGGCGATCCCGTATGAAGCCAGCGCCACTAGCGAAGCACCGTGGGACGGCCCGCGGACCATCGCCAGTATTCCAAACGATGCTGATGCAGACCTTTTGCGCGAATATTACGCATGGGTAGAATCAAGCGCGAACCAAGACGTTAAATCATCATACAAATTTATCCACCACGAATACCCATCGGGAGCCGCAAACCTTCGTGCCTGTTCAAGCGGCATCGCCATACTGAATGGCGGTCGAGGCGGTACTACAATTCCCGAAGATCAGATCCGCGGTGTGTACAACCATTTGCGCCGACATTTAGAAGCCGGCGATCGAGAAGTGCCAGAACTCAGACTCGACCAAGAGGACGATGAACGCCGCCGCCGTGAGTATTCAGCACCTGGCACCCAACACAAAGAAGCAACGGAACATCAGACCGTTTCAAACGCCGATGACGAGCAGCCGATCGTAAGTGAGGCTTTTGTGCCATCTACGGATGAAACGAGAAGACAAGTTATGCAAGCCCTCGCGGAATATCGAGCGCGATCACTTGGGTTTCGTGTGGAGAGTAATAGAAAACATAGAGAGGATGAGTAATGGATACTCAGGAAAAATTTAAGTATGCCGAGAACATCTACCATGATGCGGAAACGCTGGTAGCGGAGGGCAGACTGGATCAGGCTAACGACTTGATCGAAAAAGCAAAAGGGCTGCTGGATGAGGCCGAGGCCGAACGAGGAACCCAAACCGAACTCGGCTCACTGAAGGGCCGCATCGAAATTCCGGTGAACTCACTACCGGTAGCGGTTGAGGATGTTAAAGCATTCGCGCAGAATGAAATCAGGGCTGACGGTTCATACGGGAACCAGAAGATTTCCAGTTCATACAGGCCAGCCGGCTATAACGACAAATTGCCCGCGGCTGCTCAGTCAGCTTGGGTGAAGTCGGCATTCGGTGATTCACTGAAGGAAGAAGCCGCTGCCTACGAGAAGGCATTCGAGACTTGGGTGCGATGTCGGAACGATGATCAGTTCTACAAGACTGCACCAGAATGGATGCAAAAAGCGCTCTCGGAAGGAACAGATTCTGCCGGAGGCTTCACGGTTCCGACCTATACAGAGCCATCGGTTGTGGTGAACTCCGGCGCGTTCGGCGATCAGATTCGGCCGCGTGTTCGGCAGTTCAACGTGTCAACAGATGCGGGAACTATCCCAACATCGGGTGGTGTTTCTGTCTCGGCGATAGCTGAGGCTGGAGCAATAACGGGGGCGGAAAGTGACCCAACATTCACGGGCGTAACGTTCGCGATAAATAAATACGGCGCGCTCACCAGAGTGTCGGATGAATTGTTAGCAGACTCTGCTACAAACATCCCTGCGCTACTGAGTGATCTGTTTGGTACGGCTTTTGGTCAGTTCCAAGACAAGACCATCATCAACCAGATCTTGGCCTCGGCAGCATCGGATCACCGAATGGCATCAGCCACCGCTGTTGTAGCTAATGACCTAACGGGCATCTTTTATGTGTTGCCAGCGCAGCACAGAGGCGGTGGTGCTCATTGGATCATGACATCACAGATCGGGGCGCTCATCGCGGCCATCGGATCGACCTCGGCGGGTCAGCATGTCGCGACTGATTTAACAACCAGTCCGGCAACAACGCTGCTCGGGAAGCCCGTTATCTACGATGACAACGGCGCCAACCTAGCGACATCAATCACTGCAAACAATGAGTGTGCAATCTTTGGTGACCTTAACCAATTCGGATTCATTAACCGAGAGGGCCGGACGTTAAAACGGCTCAACGAGTTATACGCCGGAAACGGGCAGGTGGGATTCCTCGCCACTGAACGAAACGATGCTGAGGTATTACTACCAACCGCATTCGAAGTTCTGAAAGCAGCAGCTTCCTAGTAGGTAGCTAATAGGGTCGGGGGCCGTATCAGTTCGAGCCGGCTTCCGACCCAAAACAAAAAATCCAGGGAGGATCAAAAATGCCAAAAGCTATATGCATCGAAGGACCGCTAGGGGTAAAAGGTCATGACGAGACGTTCTATACGGGCGCGACATACGACGTACCCAAAGCAATTCTGGACGAGTACCCAGACAACTTCGAAGTCGTGAAAGCGGCGAAAACAAAAAACAAGAAAGATGCCTCCACGGCGGACGAAAATAAGTAGGTACGGATGCCCACGAACTATCACTCTTATGCATCGGTTTCAGATCTTAGAGACTTCCTAAGCGGTACGAACTACTCGTCAAATTGGACAGCCGACACGGGAGCGCTGCGGCGCATTCTTGGTTCGGCATCTCGGCGTATCGATAATTACGTGGGCGGGGATTTGAATTCGTTTGGGCCGGTGATTCAAACTCTGAATTATGACATTGGGATGGATAGCTATTTACGGAACGATCCGCGAAACAGGCTGCCGCGCAACACACTCAGGCCAAGCGACATGGCGGTGAACATCATCCCGCTGCCGTGGATATGTTCGATCAGTTCTGTTACATCCTACAAAGAGACCGACCGGAGTTCATCGGAAAGTCTCACAGAAGGATACGGGGCCGACTATTTTCTGGAACCTGGTAACACACTCGGGCCAAAATACATGCTCAAGATGAACGAAGACTCATCGAAGGGCTTCTACTCAGGGCAGCAAACATTAGCCATTGCCGGAACGTGGGGATGGCAAAACACAACGACAACGGCGACCACATTAAACGGGGCGATCACCGATGCCGCGGCGACTACAGTAACAGTCGCATCGGGGGCGGCTGTATCCGAAGGAAACACAATCCTAGTGGGTACAGAGCAGATGTTTGTTTCGTCGATCTCATCGAATAACCTAACGGTGGTCCGAGGCGTTCATGGAACGACAGCAGCCACACATTCCGATGCCGCGGTGGTAAGCATTCAAACCTATCCGGATGCGGTCACACAGGCATGCCTAGAGATCGCCCACTATATCTACCGAGATCGCGATCTAGGATTTGATGAGCGCATCAACGATCCGGCCAAGGTTGACATCAATTTTTCGCTGCGAGCCATCGATCCATTCGTGGCTCATAGCCGAACGGCAGGGGCGGTGTTTTAATGTCCGCAAATTTCACCGTCGATTTCTCCGGCCCGATGTTCCAGTTGGGTGCCATTAACAAAGCCAAGAAACAGGCGCTCAACGATCTTGGGATGGTCGGGGCCGGCTTTGTTAAAAAGCGGCTCACAAAGGGCAGCGGATTCGTCACCGGAACGCTTAAGAGGTCGATTAGCTTTCACGTCCGAGGGGACGAGATGGTGACGATCGATTCGGGGCGGGCGCTATACGGCAAGGATCTGAACTATGCCGAATACGTCGAGACCGGAAAACAAAACGGGAGCTACCGCGGAAAGTTTCGGGGGCACCATATGTTCAGGGACGGTGGTGCCGAACTTGAAGCCGGAGCCGCCCGAATAGTTGAGGAGGCCATGACCGGCCAATTCAGCAAAGGAACGCTAAAGAGTATGGGGTTCAATTTATGAGCAGGGCGGGCGCGTTGAATACGATCGACTCATTACTGGCCGGAGTCACGGGGCCAACATTCGCCGCCGTTTATCGGGGCGAGCCGTTAAGCATACCCACCACGCCGATCGCAGCTTTTTGGATTTCGCAGCATAACGAATTGTTCGAGACATTCGGCGACGCATCAACAACCGCGGTATTCACCATTCGTTGTTATTGGCGGCAGCAACTATCGCCGGACGTTCGCGAGTCTATCGAGGACGAAATATGGGATGCGGCGGTCAACATCAAAACCGCGCTGCGCGGTGATTCGAATCTGAGCAGTAATTGTACGGATTCGAGGCCGGGTAATGCGGTGATCGATATTGAAGTGATGGGTGGCCAACCGTTCCGGACACTGACGATCCCATTTGAAGTGGAGATATACGGAGAGGAAACGATCACCCCATGACGTCGAAACGAAGAAAAGATAACGGCCAATTTATCGATACAGGAAAGTACAGGGCGCTGGTTGGTATCAGCGTTGGCGATACAGATTATGAGGCCGGCAAGAATTGGGACTTTGAGGACGTACCAGCCAAGACGATCAAACAGTTACTCAAGGATGGGCTGATCGCCGAGGTGGACGAGAACGGAGAAGTGAAAGATGGCTAAAATATCAGGTTTGGGAACTCGGTTATACGTGTCGGGGTACGATCTGAATACCGACGTCTCGGCCATTAGTGGGATCGGTTCATCACAGGAAATGCTGGATGTTACCACCCTTGGTAAATCAGCGATGGAACGGATTATCGGGGTCTCGGATGCGAATGTAACGGTGAATGGTTGGTTCGATAGCGCGACCGGCCGATCGCATGCTGCTTGGACGAGTAATTCGAACAAGATACCGACAGCCGATCAGGACGTCATAATTTCGATGGGGACCGATAGGGGCGATCCGGCTTGTGGATTTGTGGCCAAACAGGGGTCATACAACATCGACCGAGCGCCAGGTTCCGCCATTTCCACCACTGTTTCGTATGATTTGGCCGACGGTAACGGGCTTAACTGGGGAGTGGTCCTTACCGACGGCCCCGAACAAACAGATTCATCAGCTACTAATTCAACGGCGGTGGATAACGGGGCATCTTCCAGTGATGGAGGAACCGGCCTCATCTCTGTTGAGTCGCTCGCGTCAGGGACGGCGACGATCAAGGTGCAGCACTCGTCAGACAATACGACGTTTGCCGATCTGCTGACCTTTACGAATGTTACGGGCCGGACAAGCGAGCGAGTGAGTGGTGGCACAACGGTGAATAGATACGTCCGCATACAAAGTTCGGGGACATTCTCGAACCTTGTTTTTGTGGCTCAATTTGCAAGGTTATAACCGAGACAATCTCGGAGAATAGGAGAAAAAGAAAGTGGCCAAAATATCAGGCTTGGGCGATTATCTCGCGATAGACGATTCGGGCGGTTCGGCCCGTGATATCTCAAATGATGTCACGTCGGCGACGTTCGATACAGGGCAAGATCTACAGGTGGTGACGGGTATAGATAAGAGCGCTCAGGAGCGCCTGATCCTACTCGGCGATGGAACAGTGACGGTGAATGGTGTTTACAACGCCGCATCGAACAAAAGCCATGACGTGTTCAAAGTACTTTCGGGCACTCGGACCGTGACTTACTGCGTCGGCGGGAATTCCTCATCGAATCCGAAGCTCGAAATGGAAATGCTGGTTACGTCATACAATTTGGATCGCTCGGCCTCTGGCGAATTAACGTATAGCGCATCTTTGGCTCTACAGTCGGGCACCGTTCCTACTTGGTCGACAGTCTAATGGCGTTCGTAATCCCTAAAAGGGAAATCGTGCTGGAGTTCGAAGGGGACTATGAGGCGGCGCGGGTGATCTGTCGCGGCTCAGTCCCTATTTCGACGTTCCTAACATTTCAGAATATCGATGAGGACATAGAGGAGGGCATGCGCCGGTTCGGTGACACTGTGCTGCTTGAGTGGGATCTAGAGGATGATGACGGACCGATACCGGCGACCGGCGAGGGCATGTTACGACTACCACCAGATCTGGCCACCGCTATCTTCTCAAATTGGAGCGACCAGAGTTCATCTCAACAAGGCTCCGCACCAGAATCGCTAAATGGATCCACGTCGGAGGAGCAGCCGACGCTACAGGCGGTGCAGTGACGGAGCCTATCGAACTAATGGAAGCCAAGATGATCGACAATCTATGCCAGAGGTACCACTGCTTACCGAGTGAAATTCTCGCGGAGGATGTATCCGTGTTGCGGATGATCGAGACCGTACTGGAGGGAACGCCGGATGGCTAACGTCGCGAAGATCGTTGCCAAGATTGATACCAAACAGGCCGAAGGCGGCCTAAAAGGTTTGGTAAGCGGTATGGGCGGCGTCAAGAAAGCTGCTCTCGCTGTGGGCGCGGCTGTTGGAGTGGCAGCCGTTGCATCTATCGGGGCGTTCGCTAAATCGTCAATTTCGGAATTCGCAAAAGTGGGCGATAGTTTGCAGAAGATGAGTTTGAGAACGGGCATGAGCGTGGAAGAACTCAGCAAATTGCGACACGCCGCGGAATTGTCGGGGACATCGCTAGAAGGCATGGAGAACGGTGTAAAGCGGATGCAGCGCACCTTACTCGACGCCGAGAACGGACTATCGACCGCTGTTGATTCTTTGGACATGCTCGGGGTATCACTCGATGACATCAAAGGGCAATCGCCGGAGCAACAGTTCAAGGTGCTATCCGAGGCTCTGGCCGGGGTTGATGATGCATCACGCCGAGCCGGTCTCGCCCAGATGGTATTTGGTCGGGCCGGTACTCAGATGCTGCCGATGCTCGCGGCTGGTAAAGAAGGTCTGGCGGCGATGAAACAGGAAGCCGTCGATCTGGGCATAGTTTTTGATCAGGAAGGGGCCGACAAGGCCGCCGAGTATAACGATGCACTCACCAAACTTGGCGGTGCTTTTAACGGGATCAAGTTCGCGATCGGGTCGGCGTTGATTCCGGTGTTAATTCCGCTGATCGAGAAGTTTACAGAACTCGCGGCGCGGTCCCGAAAGTACATCGAGCCGACAATGAAAGTGCTCGGCGTGACATTCAAAGTGCTTTGGGTGGTGCTTAAAGCAGTCTTTGACGTGTGGCTCCGATATTTGAATTTGTATGTCCGACTTGGCAAAGCATTCGCCGAATTGGTGATGAAGATCGATCCGGTCCGCAAAGCATTCGAGGCGTTAAGCGAAATGATCGGGCGCTGGTCTGAAAATTGGACCGCGACATTCAACAGCGCGATTTCAACTGTCGAACGGTGGATAAACATTGTGGTGGATGCGTTCAACCAGTTAATAGGAATGATGCCTGACTTCATCAAAGGGAAGCTGGGCATCGAAGAAATGAGCGAGATCACATTGCCGCGCCTTGAGGTATCGACCGGTAGCACGAAAGTGAAGGTCGAGGAATTGAACGTGGCCGCCGTGGAACTCGGAACGGCGATGGAGAAGGCCAACGAAGCAATCGTTCAGGACATCGCGGCTATTGACGATCTAGCGGAGATCACATCAACGGCGGTAAATGTCGAACACAAGTTAGCCGATGCCAGAGAACAGAGTATGGCGACGGTTCATGATTTGATTGCCTTGCAGGAAGCACTCGACAAGAAACAAAAAGAAAGCGCAATGCGCCAAATGCGAGATGCGAATGTTCAATTAGCCAAAGCCGGAGTGACCGGCCAAATGTTCAATCAGGCCGGCGAACTCGTTTCGACGAATACAAACAGGACGGAACAACTAATGGCCGGCGGGATCAGCTTCGGCGGGACTCGCCAATTTTTCGAGAGAGACTCATCCGGAAGAAAAATCGCAAAAGAGGCGACAGCGTATAACCAACGCTTAACGGGCCAACAGTTGATCGACATAGGAGTGATCAAAGTGGAAGCCGGTATTTGGACCACCGACGAGGCCGCACTAGGGGACGCGATAGGGGAAGCCATCATCAAAGCGTCTAAGCGATCAGGACCGGTATTGACGAAGGGAACGATGCAAGACTAATGAGTGTAGACATGCCGACATTTACTACCGAAATACGGTTTAGCGCGGGCGCGAGTTCAACGGGGTTCGAACTCGGCACAGCCATTCTCGGCTATTCGACATTAGGAACCGCGGTCACTTGGTCGAATGTATCCAGCGATGTTCGGAACATTTCGATAGCTAGAGGGAAACAACGAGAGCTGGATGAATTTTCGGCGGGCAGCGCATCGGTCACGTTATCGAACACCGCGCGAACGTATGATCCGAATTATGCCGCGGGCGCTTATTACGGGCAGGTGAAACCTGGTCGTTGGATTCGTATTAAAGCCACGTATGATTCGACAGATTACGAGCTATACCAAGGAGTGATCCGAGAATGGGAATACGGCTACTCATTCCCAAATGAGGCGACCGCTATACCTCGCGCTAGTGACTTCATAGAAGATCTAAACGGAACGGATATCACGACAACTACAAGCGCAGCAGCATCAGGAACCGTGGTAGCCGAAATACTTAATGCCGCAAACATCATTCCAAGAGATCTGGACACAGGGGCAGAGACATTCCAAGCAGTCTCACTAGCCAGCGCGAACGCACTTACGGCGCTTCAAACAGCGGACAAGAGCGAGGGCGGCGGCTTGAGCGCGGTCTACTGTAACGAACAGAATCAGGTGGTATTTGAAGATCGGAATTCACTATCGACCAATACCAGAAGCAACACCTCGCAGGCCACGTTCGGGACAGTTTCGCTACCGGTGGACGAAGTAGATCTGGATTACTCATCGGACCTAATAAAAAATGATGTGAACCTTACACGGATCGGCGGATCGGTTCAAACTAAAACCGATGCTGATTCACAAAGCGATTACGGTATCCGCAGCTTTTCTCTTACGGGGCTGTATAACAATTCGGATGCGAATGTCGCCAACATTGCGCAAAGTTATATCGATTCATTTAAGGATGCAGAACTCAGGGTGCGGAGTATAACGATCCATCCGAGACTTAACGCCGCGCTGATGGTTCAGGCGTTGACACGAAAGATCAGAGATCGGATCACCATTAGTTACAATCCGCCGCCAGGTACAGCGACAGTGACAGATGAGATGTTTATTTCAGGCATCGAACACATAATCATGCCGCAGGATTTTAGGACGAAGTTCACGCTCGAATCTGTCACGGGGAGATCCCCGTATTGGATGTTAGGTACGGGCGAACTAGGAACAACAACAGTACTCGGATTTTAAGGAGGTAAATTATGGCATGGAATGACGGAGCGGACCAAACAACCGGCACAGTGATCACCGCGACGATTTGGAATAACTACTTAGGGACGGCGGGTAGTATCCAGAAAACAGCACCAGCGGTTGTGACGACTGCG